CCCTAACGTAATGTATACGTTAAAATCACGTTCTACAAAGTCTGCTATGTGGGCATCTAACTCTGCCCTATCCCTAGTAAATTTTTGTAGTGTTACTGCACCCATGCCAACCACACAATAAATGCCGCCCTTAGGGACTGCATAATCTATGAGGTCAAAGTCTGTCATTTTTTATACTCAATTATTATTTCTTTTATAAGTGTGGTTAATTCTTCGTTAGGTTCATGAGTTCCCATAAACCAGTTATATATAGTCTGCCTACTGACTCCTAACCGAGAGGCAATCTCTGCAACAGGCACATCGTTTCTGATGCACACGCGGCCTAGCTTGACTCCCAGTAAGGATGTGTCAGCTTGCTTATTCAGACTACCGATACGTGTCGTATAGCCATAACTCATAAGGTTTAATCATCTCCCCAGATATCAACAATATCTGCAATGTCTTCAGGCGTAGCCGGTTTTTCTTCTTTCTTTTTCTTGCGCTTAACTGGCTCTTTAATTTCTTCCTCATCATCGTCATCAAAAAGACTATCTTGAACCACCGGTTTAGCCGGTTCAGTTTCATCTTCAAACCCAGTAGGAGCAGGTTGTATATTCTCGGTACGATTAGCTGAATCCTGCGTAAAACCCTCTTCCTCATCAAACGGAGACGCAGGGGTAAAAGGTTTGTACTCTAAAACTTGCACAGCTTGTAGCTGCAAAGAAACACCCATGTTTTTAGCTGACATTTTGTAAGGTATAAACTTAACAAGAAGATTACCTTTACTGCCTGTGGTCAACATGAATTTATCATCAAGGGGTTTGTTTTTAGCATCATACTGTCCAGGGGGCTTAGTAGCTTCATTGTTGTAAGCCGCTTTTTTGTTTGCCTTACCTATCCATAAGCCGTCCTCATTTTTTTCAAACGACATGCCAAGTGAATCATCCCAAGAATCATCGCGCTTTGGGGAAGCAAGAAAAGCTTCTTGCATAAGCCCATGCAACTCTTTAGCTTGTGCTTTATTCATAGCAAAACTTATTTCGTATTTTGCTCCATCGTCTTCCGCAGCACAGGGTACGCTACGTCCTCTCTTCCCTGCTGCCCTATCAAACTTATAGGGTTGGTTAAGGCGTGGGAATAAGAACTCTACGTTTTTGATTTTGTGCGATTGGTCTGTCATAAATATTTCCTCAGTTGGTACGTTAATGTTGTCAGTAGCCTCCAACACAGAAGCTACATGTTGCAGTTCGTCATCGTACAAAGGACGAACGGGTTTGAAATACATCTTGTTAAACCCAAACTGTTCTTCAAAATATATCTCAGTTAGTACATCGCCAACCTTCTCATCGTTGTGTTCTAAGTAGTCCACATACTTGAGCAAGTTGGTCTTGTTCCCGTCCTTGGAAAATAAACTTAAAGCTCCTACTCTAAGGGTGTATACATGCTTCTCATATAAAATAACTAAATTAATAACTGTAAAGAACTTACACGGTGAACCCCTAGCACGGTAACTGTTCTTAATACTTTGCTTACAATCCATGCACCGTACAGCTTGCTTTGTCTCCTCTGGCACTTTCTCATGAGGGGCAGCACATCCGTAAGACCAACACTGTAGTTGGCCTTCTCCCGAATAGTAACTCCTAGATAAAGTGCCGCTGTTAACTATAACTGCTTGTATAGCTGACAAAGGCTCATTAGTCAGAGGGCTGGCAAAGCAACCATCATTGTGCTTTAACTGCATCACTTTTTAGATGGCTTACGTACAGATACAATATACTTACGGTTTACTTGGAGACTAGGTGGAAAAACATCAGGGTTTACTTCTAAAAACTCCTTCATGTTTGTGCCGTGTATCCGTTTCTCTAGTAAGTGGGTAGCTTCATTCTCTAAAATAAAAGCGTGCATTTGATCCCAGTCGCTTACCCCATAGTGTGTTTGCACTCTACGAGATACCGTACCGGATAACGTTTTAATAGATTCAGTGTTATCTCCAAACAACGCATCTAGTTCAGCACTTACTTTTTCTTGTTGTGATTTTATCCCTTTTATTTCTTCTTCTTTCTCACGTATTGCTTCGCGCATCTTTATATAGATTGCTGCGAGTTTGTCTGCCTGGTCTGTAGTTTTCATTGCACCTCCTTAAAGGGACGACCAGTTTAGCAGGGTGTTTTACATTGTCAAGTAATTAATTCTTGTCGGTATAAATCGACTATCTTGTGGTGGTGAGTTATGTTTGACCGCAACATGTTGTATAGGCGTGTCTCTACTTCACTACCACGAACATGCACTACCGTCATTGGACTGTGTTGACCAGGGCGGTCTATTCGAGCATTGGCTTGCAGGTATGTCTCTACGCTAGTAACAGGAGAGTACCAGATAACAGTGTTGGCAGCGGTTAAAGTCAACCCGTGTGATGCCGCTTGGGGTTGTATGATAAGTACATGGGGGTCGTCTTTTTCCTGAAAGTTTTTTATTATCTCGCTGCGTTTGTTTACAGAAACTTTGCCTGAGATTATCTTGCAACTTATCTTATTCTTAATTAGGAATTCGTTTAGCAGTTCTATAGTGTGTGTAAAAGGTACAAACACTAAAACTTTATTAGACGACTCATCTATTGCTTCCTTAATTACTTTAAGCCGGTTACTAACATCAAACTCAATTACTTCTTTGTCATCAGAATATACTGCACCGCCTGATACCTGTAGTAATTTATTAAGGTTAGTGGCTGCGTTTACTGAAGTAACAGACTCACCATCAGCTTCCATAACCATTTTATCTTTTAGTAATTTGTAATAAGCCGCTTGTTGTTTAGTCAATGGGGCTTCACGCTCTATGTACGTTAGTGGGGGTAAGTCCAAGCATTGATCTTTTTCAAACCGAATAGCAGGTTGTAAGACTTCATGCACTATCTTGTCTGCATCTGGTTTAGGTCTCCAGGTGAACTGCGTTATCTTGTGCATAACCTTATCTCTGAACTGCCCAAAATACTTAGGTGCGTTCTTCCCGTTGACTAACTTGGCTAACCCAAACGCATCCACAGGTGACTGTGCAGCAGGTGTGCCGGTAAGCATCCAGAGCCAAGGGGTTGTCTCAACGATGTCTCTGAGTATCTTCCATCGGTTTGTCTGTGCGTTCTTGTAGGCGTTGGCTTCATCCACTACCACCATATCAAACCCACCGTTTATAATTTCGTCTTTGATTACTGCAACACCATCAAAATTTATAATGACAAATTCTGAACCAGCATCCAGTATTTTCCTACGTCTAGCAGACGAACCATGTGCAATAGAACAAGTACGGTGCATGGCAAACTTAAATAAATCTTCTTGCCAAGCAGACTTCATAATAGATAAAGGGCATATAACTAAAACGCGGTTAAGCTTGCCTTCGTTCATCAAGTAATCTGCTGCCCATATAACTGATGCAGTTTTACCTGTGCCTTGTTCGTTGAAGCAAAACGCTTTTTTGTTTAAAGTTAGAAAACTTGAAGTTTCTTTCTGATGGGCAAACGGGGTATGCCGCCCACCCCATTGATAATCTTTTAGTATGGGAGAGGGCACGTTTTTTATTTTTAACTGGTTAAGCATCTGCGCTTCATACAATTTCCAACGCACTGCTAATTTGTAAACACCCTCCGCTTCTTCCAGTATTTTGTAGTTCTTTATCTTCTCGGTAACTAAATGTGGGCGTTTTGTTCTGAGCACAATAGCTCTGTTGTTAACTACGCGCATTATTCTTCCTTTCCCTAGTACTTCTTTCAGACACTAACTTACCACTAGAGTTTCGTTTAAATGATCTGTTCTTCCCAGCGGTTTCTACTTTAGTATTGCCTGAGTTCTTACCACCTTTAGATATAGCTTTCTTATGTGCTACATCTTTGCCATCTCCTTTTGCTACTTTTCCTGTACGTGTAGCTTTGCGTCTAGCAGCGTTACGTTTAGCACGATTCTTTTTTTGTTCTTCTGTACCTTGGTACTTTGCATATTCTTCTTTGTAGTTACGTTTTTTACTAGGCATTTCTATCTCCTGTGATGTTCACAACTAGTCACTGGGCAAAACCCACAAAGGCCACTTTCCACAGCGTTCCAAATTCCTGTGTCGTGCGCCACTTCTATTCTATCTAAGGCTTCATCGAATATGGACAAGTAAGATTCGCACATATCCACAGTGTGTTCTTTTTTTATAAACCCGTTACAAACCACAAAAGAAAGCGCGGACTTTATAACTTTTACTTCAGGGAAGTTTACAAATACAGCTCCAGCCATTAAGTCTAACTGAGTGGTGTCCGCATAATCTGTGCTTTTGCTTGTCTTATAATCAACCAAATAAGCTTTGTCGCCATTAACTATGAGCAAATCAATTACGCCTCTGTACCAAACATCTGTTGCAAAAAACTTAGTGGGGTAGTAATCACCTTTATGTTTACCCACGCCCACGCGTAACTCACAATGTTTTTCTCCTTCTATGTTTTTAAAAGCATCTAGCACAGGGCGTAAAAACTCATACTCTGCCTCCAGCTCTATGTCTTTTTTTATGTAATTCTCTGCTGCTTTGTGTACTCTGTTACCATAATTCATAGCTGGGCTGGGCCTATCTACCACGTCTTTGGCTACTTTCAAATGGTAATATTTTTTCGGACATTGTTTAAATGTATTAACTTTGCTGTAACTCCAGGCTTCCATATCGTTAACCCTCTAGTAGCCCCATCCTAATTAATTCTTTACGATTCTTTTCGTGAGCTGCTTTAATCTCTTTCTTATTCTGCCCTTCGTACGGGACAGCCAGCTTTGCTTGGAGAAGGAACTTCGTAATCCATCCCTTTGACGTTTTGATATCTCCCAACCAGCGACCAAACTTTCCCCTCTTTTTCGTTCTAAGGATGTATGTTTCTCCAACCTTACATTCCGT